AACACATGCAAATCACAATCAATAATGTAGATGTACAAGACAAAGGTAAGTATAAAATTGCAGTTGTTGAGTACCTCAATCAAGAAGGTCGCAGTGAAAAGAAAAACGTAGTTAGCTTTGGTAACAAAGCGTTATATGCAACATTATCAGCAGCAAGTAAAGGAGAAGTATTTGATGTCAAACTCAACAAAAACGACAAAGGTTACTGGGAATTCACAGAAGCCACAAAGAGCGAAGGGTCTAGTTCGAGCAGCCAAGGTAGCAAAACAGGAGCAACAGCCAGCCCAAGATCAACCTACGAAACGCCTGAAGAAAGAGCTGCCCGTCAAGTCTACATCATTCGTCAGTCATCTCTCAGTACAGCCGTTAACGTTTTATCAGTGGGTGCAAAGTCTATTAAGCTCGATGATGTTCTGGCAACAGCCAAAGTGTTCGAAGACTACGTGTTCGGGAAAAGCCAAGTGCAAGAACCAGGAGTAGCTAGCTTAGCCACACTAACTGATGACTTTCCTGATATCGATTAATGCTAGCTATCATTGATGGTGATATAGTAGCTTATCGCTGTTCAGCTAGTGCAGAGCATGAACCGGAGGACATTGCAGTCCTTCGGGTCGATGTCATGATGAGAGATATACTACGAGAAACAGAGAGCGATGAATACAAATGCTTCCTCACTGGCTCTGGTAACTATCGTTATGAGATCTATCCTGAATACAAAGCAAACAGAAAAGACAAACCTAAACCAGTACACTTACAAGCATGTCGTGACTACTTAGTAGAATCATGGAATGCTATTATCTCTGAAGGCAATGAGGCTGATGATCTAATTGGTATCGAAGCTACTGCCTGTGATAGTATGACTGGTTACATTATCTGTTCGATAGATAAAGATCTTAAACAAATCCCAGGTAATCACTGGAACTTTGTTACTAAAGATAAAGTCTTCGTAACTCCCTTAGATGGATTAAAAAGCTTTTACAAGCAGTTAATCTTAGGAGATGTATCAGATAACATTCCAGGGTTTGATGGTAAGGCCAGACAAAAGTGGCCTAAGTTTATGCAAGGACATCATGATATGATTGATAATCTTGCAGATGAATTAGATATGTATGATTACGTTAGAGGAATTTATACAGAAGATGCACACAACATTATATTAAATGGCAGACTACTCTTTATCCAAAGAAAGGAAGGAGAACATTGGGTTCCTCCAAACCTACAAGTCGAAGTTCGAAGAGAGAGTACGGAAGATGCTTCCGGAAACTGTCCAGTATGAACCAGATAGATTAAAGTTTGTACAACCTGCAGCTACTAGAACATATATTCCAGACTGGAAAGTCAAAGATAAAGTTTATATAGAAACTAAAGGGAAGTTAACAGCGGAAGATAGAAAGAAAATGCTATGGGTCAAAGAACAATATCCGGACCACACCTTTTACATCTTCTTCCAGAATGCAAGAGTTAAGATTAGAAAAGGAAGTAAAACCTCATATGGAGATTGGGCTACTAAGGCAGGCTTTGAATGGTCAGACTTACGAGACGGTCTTCCAGAGAAATGGATTGAATGAAGATAGATAAACTAATTGAATTACCAGATGGTACAGCCCAGTATGTAGGCGAGTTAACTGCCAACGAATTACTATTCGTAGTTGAGTTTGGCCTTAACGTATTACTACAAAACGGTGTAACCGTAATTGATGAAACAGAAAGGCAGGTAACACTGCATGAACAACCAGAAGGAGTACAGTAATGGGTGATGAGATTTTAATTGGACGTACACATGTCAGTGAACAAGACATGCAGAACGCTTTACGAGCGGCATTCTTAGAAGGATTTAAAGAGGGTACATCGATCTCTCAGAAGTCTATGTTTGCTGCAACATTCTTAGAGAATTATCTAAGAGAATCATCAGATGGTAATAAACGCAATGAACTTGGTTACCAAGCTTGTTGGGATATGGCAGAGATGTTTGTAGGTCTTGGTAGAAAGAAAAAGCCTGATGCGAATCCTACTACTGGACATTGAATCAAGTCCTAATACAGCACATGTATGGGGATTGTGGCAACAGAACGTATCATTAAATCAGTTGCAAGAATCCTCTTATGTACTTTGTTGGGCAGCCAAATGGCTAGGTGAGAAAGAAGTAATGTTTGATTCTGTCTTTAAGTCTAAACCAAAGAAGATGCTTAAAGGTATCTATGATTTGATTAGCGAAGCAGATGCAGTAGTCCATTACAACGGTACTAAGTTTGACATGCCAACTCTAAACAAAGAGTTCTTGTTACATGATATGGCCCCTCCCGCACCATACAAACAGATTGACTTACTTCGTACAATGCGTAGTCAGTTTAGATTCCCATCTAACAAACTTGACTATGTAGCACAACGACTTGGCCTTGGTAGTAAGACTGCTCACGAAGGTCATGAGTTATGGGTACGTTGTATGAATAAAGATCCTAAAGCATGGGCAACTATGGAAACTTACAATAAGCAAGACGTTGTTCTGCTAGAGAAAGTATACCATAAAGTATTACCATGGATTAAGAATCATCCTAATCATAACTTATTTAGTGGAGAAGAACATGTCTGTCCAAACTGCGGAGGTCATCACACTCAGCGACGAGGAACTGCAAGAACGATATCTGGAGTATACCAAAGGTATCAATGCAAGGAATGCGGCACTTGGTCAAGATCTACTAAAACAGAAGTACCCAACGTTACAATTAGACAAGCTAATTGATGAGGTAATTAATGACTTTAAACAAACATGATATTAAAGACTTGATCCCCGAAGGGGGATTAAAGTATGACGAGAACAAACCTCGTATGGATTTGCTAGACTGGACTGCATTAGAAGGACTAGCAAAGGTATTAACATTTGGAGCAAACAAATATGAAGCACATAACTGGCGTAAAGGTCTTGAGTATAGTAGGGTTATTTCTGCTATGCTTAGACATCTCGCTGCAGTACAACGTGGTGAAGACGTGGATCCAGAATCCGGCCTACCTCACGTTGATCATATTGGTTGTTGCTGGATGTTCCTATCTAATTTCACTAAAACAAAACCAGAGTTAGACGATCGTGCCATTAACACTACCAGAAATAAGTGATCGTTTAAAACATATAGATGAGATATCTTTGCTTGAGATCTTAAACATCTCCAGTGAGGATATCATAGAACGCTTTCAAGACTTGATTGAAGAGAAAGCAGATGAACTTGAGAAAGAACTAGAAGACAATATTGATGAATGACTTTCAAACTTATATACACAAATCACGATATGCTCGATGGAAACCTGAACTAGGTAGACGTGAGACATGGACTGAAACAGTAGCCAGATACTGCGACTTCTGGCAAGCTAAATATCCAGACACATTCCCATACAAAGAAGTGTTTGATGCTATCCATAACCTCGAAGTAATGCCATCCATGCGTGCCCTTATGACAGCAGGCCCTGCATTAGATCGAGATAACATTGCAGGTTACAACTGCTCATACCTACCTATTGATGATGTTCGTGCCTTTGATGAAGCCATGTTTATCCTTATGAATGGTACTGGCTTGGGCTTCTCTGTAGAAAGACAATATGTACAGAAACTTCCAACTGTTGCTTCTGAGTTTAGCAAAACAGATACTATCATTACCGTTGCTGATAGCAAACAAGGTTGGGCTACAGCGCTTAGAGAACTTATTGGTCTACTATATACTGGCCTTATCCCTACTGCAGACTTTTCTAAAGTCCGAGAAGCAGGAGCTAGACTTAAAGTATTTGGAGGAAGAGCAAGTGGACCTAAACCATTACAGGACTTATTCCAATTTACTGTCGAACTATTCCAAAAAGCAGCAGGACGTAAACTCAATTCAGTAGAATGCCATGATTTAGTATGTAAGATTGCACAGATTGTAGTTGTTGGTGGTGTGCGTCGATCAGCATTGATCAGCTTGTCTAATCTAACAGACGAGAGAATGCGTAACGCTAAGAATGGTGCTTGGTGGGAAGACGAAAAGCAACGAGCATTAGCTAACAACTCAGTTGCATATACAGAACTGCCAGACATTGGCATCTTTATGAAGGAATGGCAGACATTATATGAATCAAAATCAGGAGAGCGTGGAATCTTTAATAGGGTTTCTGCGATTAAGCAGGCAGAAGCTACAGGCCGTAGAGACACTGCATACGAATTTGGAACGAATCCTTGTGGAGAAATCATTCTTCGACCCAATGGATTCTGCAACCTTACTGAAGTCGTTGTTAGATCAACTGATACCCTCGACGATCTCAAAAGAAAAGTACGACTTGCTACAATTCTTGGGACTTATCAAAGCACTCTCACTGACTTTAAATACATTAGAAAAGTCTGGCAACGTAACGCAGAAGAAGAGCGTCTGCTAGGTGTATCACTTACTGGTATCCTTGACAACAAGGTATTAGCTAATGATCCTGAACAATACTTAAAGGAAATGAAACATGAAGCTATTGAAACAAACCTTAATTGGTCTACAAAACTGGGCATCCCACAGTCAGCAGCAATCACGACTGTCAAGCCTTCCGGAACTGTTAGTCAACTTGTGGACTCTGCCAGTGGCATTCACCCTCGCCATAGTGATTACTATATTCGAACTGTTCGTGCGGATGTTAAAGATCCCCTTGCTACCTTTCTTAAAGCTAAAGGAGTTCCTTGTGAAGCCGATGTAATGAATGATAGTAACCTTGTATTCTCGTTCCCTCAAAAGGCACCTGAAGGTTCTATTACTCGTAAACAATGGTCTGCTGTAGAACAGTTAGAACATTACCTAGCTTTCAAGAAACACTGGTGTGAGCATAACCCATCAATTACTGTCTACGTTCGAGAGAATGAATGGATGGAAGTTGGTGCTTGGGTATACAAGAACTTTGATGATATCGGTGGTGTAAGTTTCCTACCATTCAATGACCACGTTTACCAACAAGCTCCATATCAAGACTGTACAGCTCCTGAGTATTACAAAGCTGAACAAGAATTCCCTGAACTTAGTTGGGAAGAGTTTGATAGCTATGAAGTAGACGATGCTACAGTTAACATGCATGAACTGGCCTGTGTATCAGGTGCGTGTGAACTTGTTTAACGGACTAGCAATAGAGTTTATCCGGGGCTTCGGCCTCGGTATTCAATACACTGATGAGTGGGAAGATGAAAATGGTACAGCGTTTGTAGCTATGCTTGAACTAGGTATCATTCGCTTTCTATTCTTTTGGTATAAGGAGTTTTAATGTTTAACAGACATCCAGGCGGTAAAGGAGATAGACCTATCCTGCCTAAAGATACAAAGAAGTTTGACAATAACTGGGATGCTATCTTCAATAAGAAGAA